TCTGACTTAAATAGAAAATTTGAGGATGTTTACGAGCCAATGATTAAAACAGAGTCTAAAAAGAAAAAAATTGCATTAGTTCAAGGCTCTGTTGGATGGATTCAAATAGTTGAAAAATTAGCTAATAGTGAAATCACAATTGCAGACGTTGAAGCTAAATGCGACATCACAGAAGAGCAAAGAATTATGTTAATGGATGAGGCTATATGAGACCATTCAAAATAAGATGCTCACAGATTTCCAAAATCATGGGCAAAGCAAAAAAAGAGGGTGAGTTGTCTGCGGGATGCAAAACATATTTGCACGAATGGTATGCGGATGACCATGAGGAAATACATTCTAAGTACACTGAAAAGGGCAAGGCCGTTGAGGCCGATGCCATCCAGTTTATGGCCGAGCAACTTGGCTTTCCTTTTGCTGAAAAGAACATCGATATTTTTTCAAATGAATATATTATCGGAGAGCCAGACGTTTTGCCGACAGAAGACATTTGCGTGGACATCAAGTGTCCATTTAACCGCAAAACTTTTCTTGACAATGTATCTGGAATCAATGAAGATTATGTTTGGCAGGGTCGAGGCTATTTACAAATAACTGGGCGCAAGCAATTTATTCTATTCTATGCGCTTATGAACACGCCAGAGGATGTTAACTATGGCAACGCCGTAAGTTATGACCATTTACCTGCAAACCAACGTTGGCTCGCATACACGATTGAGCATTCAGACGAAATCATTGAGCAGATTTATGCTAAAGTCATCCAGTGCCGAGAATATCTGGCTAATTATCACGAACAAGTAACTAAAACAATTGGTAAAATAAACTAAAAATCATGAGCATAGAAATTAAAATCACAAACAGAAAAGATGTCGCATTTCCTATTTTTATTAACGATACTAAAGGAAATAGAATTTATTGCCAAAGCACTTTAAATGGTTTTACATGGGAAATAACTATGGATAAAAATGGTAATCGAAAAACCTATAAAGATTCTGCGGGCGCTTATGAAATAAAAGGCAAAAAGGTTACAAAAAACGAATACGATTATTTTTTCAATAAACGATTAATTACAGAATCTAAAGAGGTTGACAATAAAGACAAGTTAATTGAAATCCAAAAAGAAACCATTGAAGATTACAGAAGACTGGTTGTAAAGTATAAAGAGTCTGAGGCTTTAAGGGATAGATTAATTGAAAACCAAAAAAAGCAAATAGCTAATCAATTAGAAATGATAAATTTATTAGCGGATGGACTTAAATAAAATCAATATCAAAATTCGAAACAGACGCATTGAACTCGGCTATAATTCAGCCGAGCAATTTGCTTTTGAAAACAAATTAAATAGAAGCACTTACCAGAGAGTTGAGCAAGGTAAAAACATGACTATCGGCACACTGGTTAAAATTGCGGAGGCTTTAAAAATAGATTTAAAAGAATTGTTATGAAAAAATCAATAGAATTTTTTGCCGAATTATTGTGGTTTATTTCGGTTTTAGCTTTTGTGTTTATTATTTTACCAATGATTGCAGGCATTATTTTAAGTTTATTTATATGAAAGCTAAATACATTGGTAAAATTGAGGACGGCCGTCTGAGAATTTTAAACAAAAGCATGTTTGACGCTCACATTGAATCGTTAAACGGCAAAGAGGTTTCAATTATATTGGATAAGAACACCAAAAAGCGTTCAAACAATCAAAATGCTTACTATCATGGAGTTGTTTTGCCCATAGTTAAGGCGGGATTGATTGACGCAGGCTTTGAAAACTATCGAAATAACGAGCAAGTCCACGACCTATTGAAATTTAGGTTCCTAAAGACTAACGAATCGAACACAGATGGCGAGTTTATCGAGCGAATCAAAAGCACCAGTGAACTTTCAACCAGTCAATTCATGGATTTCATTGCAGAGGTGCAACAGTGGGCAACCGAATTTTTAAACGTTTACATCCCAGAACCAAACGAAAACTTAGAACTAAATTTATGATAGCATTATTTGAGGAGTTAACCTATCAAATCACAGACAATGAGAAGCGATGCGCTAAATTCATTGAGGCGGTATTACGTAAAACCAATAAATTTTACACTAACAAGCAATTGAGGAAATTAATCTTTGAGCGCTCTGGTAATGACACCGAGTTTGATTTGGCCGACTCCAGAATCCGAGTGATAATGAACTATTTGAGACGCACAACCGCTCCAAACATTATCGCATCGTCTAACGGCTACAAAATAACCGAAGACATTGACGAACTCAATAAGTATTTGGAGTCATTATATGACCGCATTGACGCAATTAAAGTAATCGCAGACCAAACATCCTTTTATGTCAAACAATATGGAGCGCAACGCTAAAATAATTGAGTCTTTGATAGCTGAGAATAATAGCGTCAAAATAACTGCGGCTAAATTTAATGTACAAAGGTCTTTTGTTATTCGTTTGGCTGCATATTATTATGGCATGGGCAACAAGGCACTTGTCTCAGTTAAACACGATGACATTGACCAGTCAGTTTATTTAAAAAAATACGAGGCCAGAAACCTTGTTATTTGTAATTTGTAAAATTTATAATATATTTGAGCATGAAAATAGACATTTCCAAATTGATTAGCTTTAGCGAGTATGCTAAAAAGAATAGCAAAACAACCCAGTGGACATATCACATGGCTAAGACTGGCAAAATAAAAGTTTTAAAAATATCTGGCATTAATTTCGTTTTATTGGATTAATTACCGATATTTGAATTCAATATAATTTCATTTGAAGTAGAGAGCAAGTGAAATTATTTTATAGGTTAATCACTACTAACCTTAAGCCTACCAATCTCTACTGGTAGGCTTTGTTTTTTTAATTACATGAGCAAATCATATTATTTCCCGCACAATCATTCCACTCGAAGTGATAGTAAAATCAAAAATCTTATTTTTAAACATGGTATGCTTGGCTATGGAATATATTGGTCTATTGTTGAGGATTTATATATGAATGCGAACGCAATGCCATTGCAATGCGATTGCATAGCATATGAATTGAGAGTTGATATTAAAATAGTGGAATCTATATTAAATGATTTTGATTTATTCCAGATAGAAAATGATTTTTTTAGTTCAAATGCAGTACAAAAACGAATTGAGGAAATAGAAGACAGAAGCAAGTCGGCGTCCGATAGTGCCAAAAAACGTTGGAATGGCAATAAAAAAGATTTAACCGATGCGAACGCAATGCGAACGCAATGCGATGGCAATGCTATAAAGGAAATAAATAAAATAAATGAAATAAATGAAATTATTATTAATTCTAAAGAATTAAAGCCCTCTAATAAAAAACATTCATTTGAAAACTCTATTTATTATAATAAAAAAATATTTAAAGAGGCGTTCCCAGATTGGGAACGAGAAAAATTGGCTAAGTATTATGAAAGCGCTTTGCTATATTCGCAGTCCAAAGGAGTTAAATATTTAAACTGGGCGGCTGCCATCAAAAATTGGGAAAAAAGGGACAATCAAACTATAAAAAATGGAAAATCAGAATTTGAAAAGAACAGAAATGCAGTCGAGCAACGCATTAGACAAGCCGACCAGTACATCGCCGAAGTTGTATTCGGGAACGATAAAAGAATTAATAACGAGCAGTCCGACTCCATTGGCATCGATTAGAAAAGAGCAGGGCGATGGCTTTGTCTCAAAAGTAATTGAACGCACAATCGATGGCTTAATCGTTTCTTTGAACGTTTCTAAGAACATGAGCGAAAGCCAGATTGCTGAAGCTGCGCAAATGATTTATTCTGAATATTACTATTGGTCTGTGCAACACATCGTCATGGCGTTTAACAACTTTAAAATGGGCAAATATCCAGAAATCGAATTGTTTCATTCATTTGACATTACCACTATTTTTAAAATTTTGCATAGATTTGAAAACGATTTAAAAAAGGCAAAGGAGCAAGTTGAGTCAGAGGCCATTCAAGAAAAATATAAGAAGTGGGAACAAAGCTATCTGGAAAACAAGCCATCGGACGAAATAATTGAGCAAGTTAAGGCAATAACTACAAAAATAATGGACAAAAAAGAATATAAGAAAGCACCAGAGCCGAAAGAATGGTCGAGAACACGTGAATTGCTTGCCGAGTTTGACGAACTATGGCGAAGTGAGCCAAGTAGTGGTGCGGTGCGAGTTATTAGCGTAGAGGGGCGCAAATTGACTCAGTCTGAATATTTAGTTTATAGAGTAAACAAAGAAAATGGCGAATCCTAAATACTACGAATTGATTTGTCAAATGGGGCATGTGATTAAGCATATCAAAATTATGGCCACTCACGATGACTGGCAGCAATACGATAGGCGAATCAAACGAGAGTTATTTGGCAAAGGCAAAGAGACTCCATTTAAAATTTTAAATAGCAAAATAATTAACCAAAATTTAGGACTATGAGTATAATTTTTATTATTTTAGCATCAATGTGCAACGCTTTAATGGACACCTTGTCAACCAGATACGATGTTTCCATATTTAGAAACTTTAAAAACCAACAATTCTGGGATTGGCGAATTAGTTGGCGCAACAAATGGAAAAATGGAGACATTCGCAACGGCGAAAGTTTCTTTTTGTCAAGCACTATGTTTTCGGCTTTGACAGATGGTTGGCATTTGGCTAAGGGATTAATGCTTGGCTTTATATCTTTGGCCGTTGTTATGTACGTTCCAATGTACGGCATTTTGGACGCTTGCATCTTTTGCATTGTCTGGGGAATTACATTTGAGTTTAGTTATAACAAACTATTTAAAGCATGAACCAATTAAAAATGTATAGGTGCATAAGGCTTTTGGAATACTTGCAGGACAAGTCAAGAAACATTCACACAATAGCAAGGTATTTAGAAGTAACAACCAGAACGGCATATCGGTATTTAAAATTATACGAAGCACTGGGATACGTTGTAAAAAAGGATATGTTTAACAAAGTAAAACTAATCAAACCATGAGCGAAATTAATCCAGACTATTACAAAAAAGGCGATAAACAAGTATTTGAAATGATGCTTGACATCTGGGGCGTTGAGAAATACATTGCCTTTTGCGAAATGAACGCCTTTAAATACAGAATGAGACTTGGCGACAAACCAGACCAACCAGTCCAAAGGGATTTGGCCAAAGCTAAATGGTATGAAACAATGGCTAAGAAGCTGAGAGCAGAGAACAAAAAAGAAAATCCAATCACTGACAGACTGGGAGCATTTGATTTTTAAACTAAACTATAAAACTATGATAAAAGCAATATTGAATCTGTTTAAACCTAAAGTAAAGGCAGCAACAGACAATCCAGAGTTTGACAAAGCTGAATGGGCATTTCAATTTAACAACGATGAGCCAGTGTTATTAGCAAACGCAGAAAAAGACCAAAATAAATTAGTAATTAAAATTGGTATAAAAGAAAGTTCTGTTATTACTTTTAAGGATGGCAAGGGGAATGAATTTAAAATATTTGCAAGGGAGCGAATAGACAATTATACAATTGGCCAAAAAACTATTTAACAAACTGCATAGGTGCATTTAACACAAGCCAATAAGAATAAATATTACAAAGGCTTTAAAGTCCAGTTTTTTAACGAATTAACTGGACAAAGTGCATGAAACTTTACTAAAACATTTAACAAGCACCAAAAAAACATTTAACAAATTATAAAACTTAAATAACAAACAAAATGGAAACAAAAACATTTAACACTAAAAGTAAAACAAGTCTAATGACAAGTCCATTATTAATATCAGAACAAAATGTTGTTTTTTTAAAAAATAATGGGACAAAAGAGCTTTTAAAACTTTGTGAAAACGGAGACATTTTTGTAAATGGCAAACTTGTAGAAAATGACAAAGAAGTTGTTGATGGTTTGCGAGAATTTTTAAAAGGGCAACAAACATTTAACAAAATGGAAAAACAAACGGCATTAGACTTTTTATTAACAGAATTAGATATAGATAAATTAATAAGTAGGGAAAATTTAACAATTGCAGCAGAGGTTGTAAGACAAGCCAAAGAAATGGAGAAGGAGCAAATGAAAGATGCTTGGGATGATGGTTTATTTGGTAAAACAGATAATTTTAAACAATACTACAAAGAAATATTTGGAGGTAAGCTATAATATGACAAACAAAGAAAAATGTAAGCCTTTAGATTGACTAAAAACTATTACAACGAAATAGGTGGTCAAATGGTAGTCAAGTAGGTGGTCAAGCGGAAATTCCGACCAACCACTATAATGATGGAAAATAATATCCAAATTTAGCTTTATAGTGGAAAAAATAAGCGCAGAGCAAGAAAAATAGGCGCAATAGTGGAATAATATATCTTTGTAGCTCAAAAGTGAGCCGTATTGATACGCATTTATTCGAATAATGAGCCATAAAAGGGATAAATAATGTAATTTAGTGACTTTAATAACCAGTTAAGTGTCACAATTTTTAAAATAATAGTGACAATGCAGAAGCATATTAAAGTTTATTTCAATTATTACGGCTTAGATGAGCAATCATTTATTGCCTGCGAAGTATGCAAAGCAAAAGCGGTCGACATCCATCATATTGTGTTTAGGTCTAAGTTCGGCAAGAAGACAAAAGACCAACAAGATGCAATTGAAAACTTAATTGCACTTTGCAGGGAATGCCACAACAAAGCACACGACAATAAACTGACAAAAGAATGGCTATTGGAATTGCACACATCAAACCTCTAAGCGTTAACAAAGCGTGGCAAGGCAAAAGATTTAAGTCTCCAGAGTATAAAGTTTATGAGAAACAAATGCTTTTGACACTAAAGCCAATGCAATTACCAGAGCCGCCATATCAAATTGACTTTGAGTTTGGATTCAGCAACAAAGCATCGGACATAGACAATCCCATGAAACCATTTTTGGATATATTGCAAAAAAAGTATAATTTTGACGATGCAAACGTCTATAAAATAGTGATAGTGAAGACAATAGTTGCCAAAGGTAGCGAGTTTATAAAGTTTCAGATTAAATCACTTGACATAAACGGCTGAAAATAAGTAAATTATAGGATTCAATTTTACCAATACTTGTCATGAACATAAAAATAAGCGATAAAGAGTTTTTAACAATACTAAGAGAGAACGCAGGACTATTTTCGAGGACTGCAAAAGCTATTGAAAAGCAATTCAAAATAGATTACACAAGGCAAGCGGTCAGAGAGAGAGCATTGAAATTCCCAGAGGAACTAATTGACATCCGAGAGCAGAACATTGATGTGGCCGAAGATGGATTGTTTAGTCTTATGAAGTCAGATAATGACAACGTAAAGATGCGAGCAATTGAATTATATTTGAAAACCATTGGCAAAGCCAGAGGATATGTCGAAAAGGTTGAGCAACAAATCACTGGGGGCATGGACAACACATTGGAAATAAAGATTGTTAAAACCGAGTTCCCGATAAGGTCAACAGAAAACGATGTTTGAAACAACTGAGTTATTTGAAGCCAATATAACGGCCGAAACTAAAATCATTATCAATCAAGGCGGGACATGGTCTGGCAAAACTTATTCTATTTTGCAGGCGCTTGCCTATTTTGCATTGACAGACCCAAACTCACTAATCACAATCGTTGGTCAAGACATCCCGAATCTTAAAGCGGGAGCGCTCAGAGACTTTCAAAACATCATTTCAGACAATCCAATTGTTGACGCTCAGATTAGCGACTATAATAAATCCGACAGAATATACAAATTTGTTAATGGCTCAATGATTGAGTTCAAGTCTTATGACAATTCGCAGGATGCTAAGTCTGGAAAGCGAGACTATTTGTTTTTAAACGAGGCCAATGGTATTGACAGACAGATTGCAAAGCAACTATTGCTTAGAACAAAGAAAAAAGCATTTATTGACTTTAATCCAGACGCTGAATTCTGGGTGCATGAAGACTATTTGAATAATCCGACCGCAAAGTTTATTTATTCCGACCACAGAAACAATCCTTTTGTCCCGAATGAGAATAGAGCCGAAATTGAGGCGCTCAAAGACATCGATATTGAATTGTGGAAAGTCTATGCAAGGGGAATCACTGGGCGCATTGAGGGGCTTATTTATCGCAATTGGAAGATTGGAAATAGTTTCCCAGACGTTGAGTTTGTTTACGGCTTAGACTTTGGATATAACCATCCAACGACACTGGTCAAATGTGGATGGGACGAAAACAAATTCTATTTAGAAGAGGTCATTTATGAAAGTGGATTGACAACGGCTGACTTAATAGAAAAAATGCAGAAACTAAACATTGGCCAAAAAGAAATATTTGCAGATGCTGCGAGACCAGACACAATCGAGGAACTTTATAGAGCAGGATTTAACGTCTTTAGCGCAGATAAATCGGTCAAAGATGGAATTAACACACTAAAGGCAAAGCCAATTATTCTGGTTGACTCTCCGAATGGAGTCAAAGAGTTTAAAACGTATAAATGGAAAACAGATAAGAACGGCAAAGCAATTGACGAGCCAGTCAAGTTCAATGATGACTTTTGCGATGCTGCCAGATACGGCATATTTAACGGCACAAAATCCCACACAAAAAAAATATCATGGTTTTAGTTAACATCGACAAAGAATATCAGTTCCCAACTCAGTTGGACGAAATCACATTGAGGCATTTCATTGACTTGCAAAACTTATTGCATGAGGAAAAATACAACGAAGCGGTCATGCTTATGTCTGGAATCAGTCCCGAAGTTTACGACAAAATCAGTTTAAACGGCAAATTGGAGTTAACTGGATTGGCTCAGATGTTAGTCAATGGCGAAATACTTATGGTTGGCGAGCGATTAGATTTATACGAAATCATGAGTTGTCCGATTGGACAATTCGAAGACTGGAAAGCAACGATTGCTGAATTTAAAGATTGCGAGTGGAAAGCATTGCCATTTTTATGCTTGTTGGAAACTGGCGAATATAACTACGACACCAGAACAAACAAACGATATTTGGAATATCTAAACTTGCCCGCATCTGTTGCACTTTTTTACCAAAACAAAGTGAATGAGCAATTTGCAGATGTTCACAATAAATTCTTACCTTTGTTTGAGAGCGAGTTAGAGGACATTCAATTAGAAGC